CGACGACCCCGGCCCCGAAGCCTACGCCCACCGTGCCGACGGTGGACAAGACCCCGGAACCCAAGGTCACCACCTCCCCCGCCCCGGTCCCCTCGCGTGCGACCCCGAAGCCCGAACCGAAGGCAGACGCGCAGCCCGCCCCCGCCCCCACGCCTACGACGCGCCTCGCCAGGACCGGCGCGACCCTCGACGGTATCGGCGTTGCCCTCGTGACCCTTCTGATCGGCGCGGCGCTCGCCATCGGCAGGCACATCATCGACCGCCGATTCACCAAGTAACACCTCCGCTCGGTGGGGCCGCTGACATCCCAGCGGCCCCACCCCCTGAAAGGACCCATCATGCTGAACTTCCACGCCCTCGAGGTCAACCGCACCACCGGCACCGTCTTGCTCGACGGCCTCCCGATCACCACCATTGGGGAGATTCAGCCCCACCTGTCGGAGATCGACGGCTTTCTGTCCGTGACCGTCACCCTCCCTCTGTCTTCGATCACAGTCAAGAATCCCAGCGGGTCTGTCCGCGTCGACGCGCCCGAGGCGGGCGAGTGAACGCGCCCCTGCGACTCCACCCCTACCAGCAGGCGGCGGTGGCCCACCTGAAGGCGCACGACCGGGCGGGCCTCTGGCTTGACATGGGCCTGGGAAAGACCGCCTCGGTCCTGTCGGCCCTGGAGGAGCGCCATCTGCCCGCTCTCGTGACGGCCCCGGCGCGCGTGACCCGCGACGTGTGGCCCGAGGAGGCCACCAAGTGGAGGCCTGATCTGCGTGTGGTGCCCGTGGTGGGTACTCCTGCGCAGCGGGCCGCCGCCTGGGCGCAGGAGGCGGACGTGTACGTGATCTCGCACCAGCTCCTGGGGGAGGCGGCGCGCCAGCCCCACGGGTGGGAGACCCTCATCCTGGACGAAGCGTCTGGCTTCAAGAACCACCGGGCGAAGCGGTGGAAGGCGGCGCGCCTGATCGCCAAGACCGCGACCTGCGTGTGGGAGATGACCGGCACCCCGTCCCCGAACGGCCTCCTCGACTTGTGGGCGCAGATCTACCTCATGGACTTCGGGGAGCGCCTGGGGCGCACGATCACCGGCTTTCGCCGCCGCTACTTCATGGAGGCGGGTCGCCTTCCGTCCGGCGTGGTCACCGGGTACACGCCCCGCCCCGGCGCGTCCGAGCGCATCCACGCCCTGCTGGAGGACATCTGCCTGTCGATGGGCACGGAGGGTCGCCTCCAGCTCCCGCCGCTGACCATGAACCGCATCGAGGTCGAGATGCCGGCCTCCGCGCAGCGGGCATATAAGGACATGCGGACGCAGCTCGTCGCAGACCTCACCCTCCTGGGCGGCGTGAAACACACTGCCTCGACGGCGGCGGTCGCCACCAACCGCCTGAGCCAGATCAGCGCCGGGTTCCTCTACGACGACGACCGGGACGGCTGGGACTGGCTCCACCACGCGAAGTTGGACGCGCTCGCGGAAGTGGTCGAGGGCACCGGCTCCCCTGTCCTCGTCTTCTACCGTTTCCAGGCCGAGCTGGAGATGATCCAGGAGCGATTCCCCGAGTCCGTTCACGTGAGTGAGTCTGGCGCGGTGAAGCGCTGGAACGCGGGGCGCATCCCGATTCTGCTGGCGCATCCGGCCAGCGCCGGGCACGGCCTGAACCTCCAGCACGGTGGGCACACCATCGTGTGGACCAGCCTCCCGTGGAGCCTGGAGCAGTGGCAGCAAGCCAACAAGCGCCTCCAAAGGCAGGGGCAGACCCGCCCCGTCGTCGTTCACGTGATCGAGTCTCGCGGTACGCTGGACTCGAACATCCTCCGAGTGCTCGATGGCAAGGCCGGTGTCCAGGCCGCGCTCATGGAGCACCTCGAAAGCCTCATCTAGTAGAAAGGGCCCACACAGATGAGCACAAAGACTTCCGCCGATCTCACTCTTGACCTGTCGGTCGCACCGTCGGTGTCGTCGCGCAGGTGGGAGGCCGCCACGCTGACGTGGGAGCGCCTCGTGGATCGCGCCCACAACCCCGAGGCCGTGAAGGACTGCGGCGGCTACGTCGCCGGTCGCCTGAAGGGCACCGCCCGCAAGAAGGGCCAAGTCGAGTATCGTAGCGCGGTGACGCTGGACGCGGACGCGGCCTCCGAGACCCTGCCTGCCCTCGTCGCGGGCCTCGGGCTTCGCGCCCTCGTCCACTCGACGTACTCCCACACCAGGGCGCACCCGCGATACCGCGTGATCTTCCCGATCATGGGACCCGGCCTGAGCGAGGAGGAGTACCCTCGGGTAGCCCGCGGACTGATCGAGGCGCTGGGTGAAGCGCAGTTTGACCCCGGATCGACTCAGCCCGAGCGCCTGATGTTCTGGCCTGCGACGGCCAACCCGGACGAGTACGAGGTGGTGGAGTGCCAGGGTGAGACGGCGACGGCGCAGGGCCTCCTGCGCGACTTCGGTGGTCTTCACGCTACGCCGGATCACAAGACGGGGCCGAAGCGCGACCCCAAGGAACTGCCCGGCGTGGCCGGTGCCTTCAACCGCGTGTACGACATGGCGCGCGCCGTCGCTGAGTTCCACCTCCCGTATGACCCGGTGGAGGGCGAGCCTAACCGCTGGCACTACACGCCCGCCGAGTCCGAGGGCGGTGTCATCGTCTACCCGGACGGCTACGTGTTCTCCAACCATGCGTCCGACCCGGCATACGGGCGGGCGCTCAGCATGTTCGACCTCGTGGCCCTGCACGTGTATGGCGGGGAGGACCGGGCGGCGGGTGTCCCCCAGTCCACGGCCCCGGCGGATCGCCCGTCTATCCAGCGGGCCATGTGGGAGTTCGCGGCGCGCCCGGAGATCGTCACGGAGCTGGTCGCCGCTGACTTCGCAGACGACGAGACGGGCGAGGACGGCGCGGCCCTCCCCGAGTGGGTCCTGGGACTCCACCTGCACCCCAAGACCGGCAAGCCCCTGGACGACGTTCACAACTGGGACCTGCTTCAGCGCCATGATCCCGTGCTGTGTATCCTCGCCCGAAATGACATGACGTTGAACACGGTGGCGCGCCGGGACTTCCCGTGGAGGAAGGTCACGCCCGGCAAGACCGACGTGCTCACCAGCGCCGACTTCGCCCAGATCAGCGCACACCTCCAAAGGGCCTATAACTTCCCGCGCCCCGCCCAGGAGCAGCTCCGGGGCGTGATCGACATGGTGGCCCAGGATCACGCCTTCCACCCGGTGCGCGAGTATCTGGAGGGCCTGGAGTGGGACGGCGTGAGCCGGATTGAAACCTACCTGCCCGGCGCGGCGGACGACTACACGCGGCGTGTGGCTCGCCTGGTGGCGGTGCAGGCCGTGGCCCGCGCCCTCGACCCCGGCGTGAAGGTGGATAACTGCCTGATCCTGACCGGGCGGCAGGGCCTGGGCAAGTCGTGGTTCATCGAGCGGATGAGCCGGGGGTGGACCTGCACCCTCGGACCCATCGAGGGCGGCGGGCTGCGCGACACCCTCATGTCCATGATGCGCTCCTGGATCGTCGTCGCTGACGAAGGCTTCGCCATGAAGAAGGCGGACGCGGAGGCGCTCAAACAGTTCATTACGCTGACCCACGACGTGGCGCGTCTGCCCTACGCGAGGGAGGCCGTGGACGTGCCCCGCAGCCAGGTTATCTGGGGAACCACCAATGACGCGGTGTTCCTGCGGAGCCAGGAGGGTAACCGCCGTTTCCTGATCGTCGAGGTGGCCGAAAAGCTGGACTTCGGTAAGTACACGAGCGCCTACGTCGACCAGGTGTGGGCCGAGGCCGTCCACGTGTACAAGGAAAGCCTTGTCACCTACGCGGGCGAGGACCAGAACCTGGAGCTGTTCCTGGACGACGACGGCGAGGCTATGGCCGAGACCATCCGCTCGATGGCGACCGAGGAGGACAGCCTGGCGGGCCTCATCCAGGACTACCTGGACACGCTCGTCCCCGAGAACTGGGCGGACACGTCCCCGGAGGAACGTATCAGTTGGCTTCAGGACGAGGAGCAGGGTATAGTGAGTGGTACACACCCGATTGAGACGGTGTGCTCACTGGAAATCTGGGAGATAGCGCTAGGACGCGAGCGCGGAAAGCACTCGCGCGTGGACATCCTCCAGATCACGAACAAGCTGAAGCAGCTACCCGGCTGGTTTGGCCCGTCCCCGAAGGCTTTGCGCCTGCCGTTCTACGGCCCGCAGCGTTTGTTCACGCGACTGGTCGAGGACACCACCGACGTGAGCGACTCGCCCGAGTCACTCATCTAACCGATCACCGATCAAGGAGAACAGGATCATGGAAATCAACATCACTCTCGACATCCAGGGCGCGACCGTGGAGGAGGTGCAGTGGCTGGCGGGCCTCCTGGCCGCGCAGCGCACCGCTCCCGCGCCGATCACCGTCGAGAAGGCCGCGCCCGCCGCCCCGGTCGAGGCGGAGGACAAGCCCAAGAAGGCGGCGAAGAAGCCCGCCGCCAAGAAGACGGCGAAGAAGGCCGACCCCGCTCCCGAGCCGGAGCCGACCCCCGAGCCTGAGCCGGTGGCCGACGAGACCGACGGCGCGACCCTCGACGACGCGGACGCGCCCAACGAGGACGCGCTGAAGGCGCAGGCCATCGAGCGCGCAACCGCGCTCCTGGCGACCGAGGGCGGGGCCGAGGCCGTGAAGGCCGCGCTCGACACGGTGGGCGCGCGCCGCGTCTCCGCCCTCACGGGCGACGACGTTCGCGCCTTCCTCGACGCACTCCCGGAGGCCTGAGACATGCCGCCCAAGGGTCACGCAAACCTGGGGCCGTCGAGCGCGGCACGCTGGCTATCTTGCCCTGCCAGCGTGCCGCTCGCGGCGGCGGCACCCACCCCGCCCGAAACGCCCTACGCAGCGGAAGGCACAGCCGCGCACGCGCTCGCGGAAATCTACGCCCGCTTTGAGCTGATCGACCACGACGAGAAGCGCCTGGAACACGCGCTCGCCCGGTGGGACGCGAAGTACGCGGAGGACTACGACCGCCGCGACATGGAGCGCCACGTGGGCAAGTACGTCGACCAGGTGCGCGCCGCCCTCGACTCCGAACCGCACTCCGTTCTCCTGCTGGAGCAGCGGATGGACACGGGCGTGCCCGGCGTGTGGGGCACCGGCGACGCGGTGGTGGTCTCACCCCGCCTCATCCACGTCCTCGACCTCAAGTACGGCCAGGGTGTGCCCGTGAACGCGGTCGGCAACCCGCAGCTCAGACTGTACGGCCTCGGGGCCATGAACGAGTTCGGGGACCTCCTGGGTAGCATCGAGGAGGTCAGCGTGACCATCGTGCAGCCGCGCCTGGGGAGCGTGTCCTCCGAGACGCTCACCGTCGCTGAGCTGGCCGAGTGGCGCGACACTGTGGTTCTGCCCGCCGTCCAGAAGGTCGAGGACGGGGTGAGCGACTTCGGTCCTGGTGAGGCGGCTTGCCGCTTCTGCCCGGTCGCCGGAGAGTGCCGGGCGCGCCGCGACTTCCTGGTGACCCGCGACTTCGGGGACCCGGACCTCCTGGACGACGAGGAGGTGGGCGCAGAGCTGGAGCGCGTCGCACAGATCAGGCACTGGTGCGACGCACTGGAGGGCGTGGCCTTCGACCGTATCTACACCGAGGGCCGGACCATCCCAGGCTTCAAGGTGGTGGCTGGCCGGGGTCGCCGCGTGATCACGGACGCGCCCGCCGCGATCCAGACGCTGATCGACGCGGGATACCAGCCCGAACAGGTGGCAGAATTTAAGGTCCTGCCCCTGGGCAAGCTGGAGAAGCTGGTGGGCAAGGCCGATCTGCCCGAGCTGATCGGCGCGTACATCACCAAGCGCGAGGGCAAGCCCTCTCTGGTTGGCGAGGCCGATCCTCGCCCGCCTCTCACTGCAGCTTCGAGCGCTGCGGCGGACTTCGGGTAGACAACCCGAAAAGAAAGCGCTACACTAAAGGAGCGCCGGGGCCTTGAGCCTCGGCCCCGGCACGCTCACCGATTCACGATCTCACGAAAGAAGTTGATCACAATGGCTAATCCCCGCAAGGTTGTCACCCGCGCAAATGAGAACATCCGCCTCGGATACGTTCACCTGCTGGAGCCTTACACGGCCTCCCCCGAGCAGGACCCGAAGTTCTCGTGCATGCTCATCATCCCCAAGACCGCGAAGCGCACGCTGGCCGCGATCAAGGCCGCGCAGCAGGCCGCTATCGAGGAGCAGAAGGGCAAGTTCGGAGGCAAGGTGCCGAAGAACCTGAGCACCACCCTCCACGACGGCGACGAGGACGCCGACCTCGAACGCAACCCCGAACTTGAGGGCTGCTACTACATGAACGTGTCGGCCAAGCGCCGACCGGGCGTTGTCGACCGTGACCTGAACCCGATCCTCGACAGCACCGAGGTCTACTCGGGCATCTACGCCCGCGTCTCCATGTCCGCGTACTGCTACAACACGAACGGCAACAAGGGCGTGACTTTCGGCCTGGAGAACGTGCAGAAGGTCCGCGACGGCGAGATGCTGGGCGGCGGCGCATCCCGCGCTGAGGATGACTTCGACGTTCTGGAGGACGACGAGGACGACATCCTGTAACATAGGCCCTGATGGGTCCCGACCCCCTCACCACCTTCTTGGTCCTGGTGGTGAGGGGGTCTTTTCGTCCCCTGGCTTGCGTCTTAGCGCTTGGGTGTGCTATGCTGGTTCATGTCACCACACGGGTGACCCTGAGCGAAAGGACCCCATCATGCCCCGCACCCACGGCCTACGCGCGACCTACGTCGCCGGATGCCGCTGCGACCAATGCCGCGAAGCCTCGCGCGCCTACAACGCCGCCCGCGCCTCCCGCATCACCGACCTGAAGCCCATCCACAAGGAGAAGCTCCAGGCCGCGCAGAAGGCCAGCCAGGCGAGCGCCGAGCGCACACACCGCCCCTGGGAGACCTGGGAGGACGACCTGGCCGCTGACTACTCCCAGCCGGTCCTGGAGATCGCCCGCCAGCTCGGGCGCACCGTCTCCTCGGTGCGTAACCGCCGCGCGGTGAAGAAGCTGCGCGCCCGCTGGTACGCCGCCCGCGTCCTCGAGGGAGGCGAGCAACTGTGAAGAAGTACCAGATCGACTGGGTGCAGTTCGCCGCCGCCCTGATCACGATCGGTTGCCTGGTCGGTGCCATCGTCGCCATGTTCGCCATGCCGCGCCAGCCGTGGCCGGTCACCTTCCCGCTGCTGTGCGTCGCCGCCCTGGCCGGGTGCGTTGTCGACGCGCGCCTGGAGGACCACTGGCTGCGTGGAATCTGGAGCGACCGGGAGGGCCGGAAATGAAGCCGCTCCAGATCGACTGGGCGCAGTTCATCCGCGCCCTGATCACCGTCGCCGCCATGGTGGTCGCCTTCCCGCTCCTGTGCGTCGCCTCCGTCGCCTTTGTGATCGCCCTCCTGCTCTCGCGCGTCGCCGCCCTCGTCTCGGTGATCATTGACGAGCACACGGAGGCCCGCAGCCGGGAGGGGCAGAAATGACTACCCTCTACGTCGACATTGAGACCTACTCCACCACCGACATTAAGCGCGGGGTCTACAGGTACTCCGAGGACCCGGAGTTTCTCGTCCTCATGGCCGCGTGGGCCATCGACGATGATCCCACACAGGTGGCTATCGGCCACGAGGAGATCGCCGCCATTCCCCACCTGCTCGACGGCTCCAGCGTCGTCGTTCGCGTCGCCCACAACGCCCAGTTCGAGCGCGTCTGCCTCTCCCGCCTCGCCGCCCTCCCGGTCGGCCACTACCTCCCTCCCGAAGCCTGGGAGGACACAATGGCTCTCATGGCCGAGTGGGGCTACCCACAGTCCCTGGAGGACGGGGCGAAGGCGCTCGGGGCTGAGCCGAAGGACGGCGCGGGCAAGGACCTGATCCGTTGGTTCTGCCAGCCTGCCCGCAATGGCAAGCGCCGCCTCCCGGAGGATCACCCGGAGAAGTGGGCGGCGTTTGTCGAGTATTGCCGCCAGGACGTGGACACGATGCGCGACATGCACAAGCGCCTGTTGGCGAAGCATGGGGCGTGGCCGACCGAGCAGGAGCGCCAGGTGTGGATCGCTGACCAGAAGGTCAACGACCGGGGCATTACCGTGGACCTGGAGCTGGCCGCGCACGCCGTCGAGGCCGCGAGCGCGAACACCGAGGAGGCCAAGGCTGAAGCCAGGGCGATCACCGGCCTGGAGAACCCAAACTCGACCGTCCAGCTCCTCGGCTGGTTTGGGGGTCTCCTGCCTGACCTGAAGGCGGGGACGGTGCGCGACGCGCTGGCGCGTGACGACCTGACCGCCGATCAGCGGCGCGTCCTGGAGCTGCGCCAGGGCATGGCCCTGACCGCACACAAGAAATTCCAGGTGGCGCTGGATGCGGCCAGCCCGGACGGGCGGCTGCGCGGCGGCTTCAGGTTCTTCGGCGCGCACACCGGACGGTGGGCCGGGAGGGGCCTCCAGTTCCAGAACATGCCCCGTGATGGCTTCGCGTCGGAGGTGGAGCAGGACGCGGCCCTCCTGGACCTGCGCCTGGGCCTCGGGGCCGATCCCCACACGCTGAAGGCCCTCGTCCGCCCCATGCTGGTAGGGCCGTTCACGGTCTGCGATTACAGCGCTATTGAGGCGCGCGTGGTCGCCTGGCTCGCGGGCGAGGAGTGGGCGCTGGAGGCCTTCGCCGCCGGGCGTGACATCTACGTCGAGACGGCCAACCGTATGGGCGGCGGCGGCATGGGCCGTAAGGAGGGGAAGGTGGCCGTCCTTGCCCTCGGATATAACGGTGGTGTGGGGTCGCTCCAGGCTATGGGCGGGTCTGCGCTCGGTGATGAGACGGTCCTCCAGCGGATCGTCGACCAGTGGCGAGCGGCCAACCGGAATATCGTCCGGCTGTGGGGCCGTGTGGAGCGTGCGTTCTACTACGGCGGGCAGGCGGGCGAGCATATCCGGGTGGAGGCCAGCGGGTCGGATCGTCTGGTGCGCCTGCCGTCCGGGCGCGCGGTCGTCTACCACCAGGTGCGGGCATCGAGGGATGGGCGTTTGTCCTTTCAGGACCCGAAGCAGCGGTGGCGCACGGACACCTACGG